AACGTACCATCCAAAGGGATGGAGATCACCAAAGTAGTTACTGTTGTTAGTACAGGTAGTGGTAATAAATACTTTATAGACGGCGTACAACAAGACACCTTAGAACTTAAAGAAGGTAATACCTATACCTTTGATCAGGCTGATTCAAGTAACTCTGGACACCCACTTCGTTTCTCTACAACATCAGATGGAACGCACGGTGGTGGAACGGAGTACACAACAGGTGTCACAACAAATGGAACACCTGGTAACGCAGGAGCGTATACAAGAATTAAGGTAGCTGATTCAGCACCAACGTTATATTACTATTGTTCGGTACACTCAGGTATGGGTGGTCAAGCAAACACCCCTGTCAATAATGATTTCCCTGGCCAAGCAGTAACATCAGCACTTGGAACGCCTGTTGTCTCTGCTACAGCGACAGTGCTACCACTTGGACAATCCATATCCATGTCTCTTGGTACACCAAGTCTATCGGTTAGCTCCGTTGCGACACCGACAGGGCTTCTATTGACCACGGAACTCGGCACACCAGCGATATATTCTTGGCGAGAAGTTGACGACTCTGAAACTTCAACATGGACAGAAGTTGATGATAATGCTACAATGAACTGGTTAGATGCAGCATAAATTATGAGTACATATTCAACACGATTAAAAGTAGAACTTATTGGCTCAGGAGAGCAATCAAACTCTTGGGGTAATACAACAAACAACAACTTTGACCAAGTTTTTGAACAGTCAATTGCAGGTGTATACAGCAAAAACTTAGGAGCAGAGTCTAGTCCTTATACGCTGACCTCGGGTAACGGACCACAGACACAAGCAAACAACGAAGCGAGACAAGCAGCTATTGTCTTCACAGGACATAGTTCTGATTTTATTGTACAGTTTCCTGCAGTAGAAAAATTATATTTCTTACGTAATGCAAGTTCATCAAATAAAGTCACAGTAAGACTTGGAGCATCAGGTAATACTTTTGTTCTTAATCCATCAAGAAACGTTTTCTTAACAACAGACGGTACAAACTGGTTTGAATTACAAACACAAGGAAGTGATTGGTTAACAAAAACAGGTGCCTATACTGCTTTTGCAGGAGATAAAATATTTGTTAATACATCAAGTAGCGCATTTACTATTACCTTACCAGCGTCACCTAGTGTTGGTGATGAAGTAAGATTTTTAGATTTAGCAAATACATTTGATACAAACAATTTAACTGTCGGTCGTAATAGTGAAAAGATTGATGGGGCAACATCAGATTTAACAGTAGCAACAGAAGGTGCTGCTTTTGCGTTGGTCTATTCGGGATCAACATATGGATGGAAACTATTGGAGAAATAATATGGCAACATACGCATCTATTCGTTATAAATTTTCTGGCGCCAATGTTTCAGGCGTTGCACAAACAGCAAGTAATCTAAGTGATCTAGCTGACGCATCAACATCAAGAACTAATCTTGGTGTAGCAATTGGAAGTAATGTTCAAGCGTTTATTTCTGCGACTGCAGGAACTAATGCTAACGGTACAAGAACGGTAAGCACATCAGCTCCGAGTGGCGGATCTAATGGCGATATTTGGTATCAATATAGCTAATGCATAATGCCAGTATATGTTAAAGATGGTGGAGCTTGGCGTACAATAGATAGACTCTATGTACGTGACGGAACTTCTTTTACAAACCAAACAATAAATAATGTTTATGTAAAAAACGGTGGTACGTGGCAAACTGTTTTTGTTATTTTTGAAACGCCTACTTCTTTTACAACGGGATCTTCAGGATCAATTGCAGTACCTGCTTTAGCAAATGCTATACATATACAGCAAGCTGTTGCTGGTGGCTCTGGTGGATACAGGGGCGCTGACTATGATAGAGCTGGTGGTGAATCTGCTGGACCAGGCGGAGCATCAGGTGCTTTTATTTCTGATATGGTTTTTAATATAACAGGCGGTGAAACATTAACATTAAATGTTGGATCAGGTGGTGCTGCAGGGACAGGAACATATTCAGGTAACTCAGGAACTGGCGGTAATACAACTTTGTCAGGAACATCTTCAGGTGCTTTATTTACTTTAGGTGGAGGTGGTGCTGTATCTGTATCAGGTGGCGGTGTTCAAGGGCCTCTTCGTACAAATAATGCTAGTACAGGTGGTACACGATCTGGTTTTGCAACTCCTCGATCATCGGGAACAACAGTAGACGGTTTAAATATTACAAGCTTTCAGTCAGGACCAAGAGGTGTTTTTAATCAACAAGGAGACGGAGTAGGAGGAGATAATCCTGGTAACTGTTCTGGTGATAACTGTACGATTGGTGGTGGTGATGGCGGTGATCCTTATAGTGGTTCATTAACAACAGGTGGTACAGGTGGCGCAAATGGTAACACAGCAGGAACGGCTGGCACACAAGGTGGCGGCGGTGGAGGAGGAGGCACAGAGCCTGGATCTTCTCTTGGTGGAGCTGGCGGTGATGGTGAATTTATTTTTAGATTTATGAGGATTGCATAATGCTAACAAAATTAAATATTGCTCCTGGTATTGATAAACAAGATACAGAATACGGTGCAGAAGGTCGTTGGACCGATGCACAAAATGTACGATTTCATTATGGCTTACCACAAAAAATAGGTGGTTGGTCTACTATTATTACAGATACACTTATCGGTGTTGCAAGAGATCAACACACATGGACAGATCTCAATGGTGTACGGTACGCGGCCATCGGCACTGATAGAAAATTATATATTTATACAGAGGGTACAGCATATGATGTTACACCTATACGTCGTGGCCCTACTTCATTAACAAATCCTTTTACAACAAATGGTACCAACAACGTTACTGTAGCGGATACAGGACATGGTGCTCTACAAGGTGATTTTGTAATTTTTGATTCTTTCTCTGCCATAGACGGTCTGGACATGAATAATGAATTTGAAATTACATCTGTTACTAATGCAAACTCCTATGTTGTAACACATACAGATACAGCTTCTGGATCTACAGCAGGTGGCGGAGGCACAGGTAATGCAAATTATCAAATTAGTATTGGACAAGAAACATCGACCTATGGTTATGGTTGGGGTACAGATGTATGGAACACAGGAACGTGGAACACACCAAGATCTACTTCTACCGTAACGATTGATGGTCGTAACTGGTCTTTTGATACGTTCGGTGAAGACTTAATTGCTACCGTGCATAAAGGTAAAACTTTTCTTTGGGATACTTCATCAGGTACAACCACCAGAGCTGCTGTTATTACACAAGCTCCTACAAGTTCACGGTTTAATCTTGTTTCCATGCCTGATAGACATGTCTTTTTATTTGGTACAGAAACAACAATTGGTACAGCTTCTACGCAAGATGATTTATTCTTGCGGTTTTCCTCTCAAGAAGATTATACGGATTGGACTCCTGTTGCAACAAACACAGCAGGCTCCTTTCGTATTCAAGATGGATCAAAGATTGTGGCAGCAACAAGATCACGTAACGCGGTTCTTGTTTGGACAGACACTTCTTTACACGCATTACAATTTGTTGGTGCTCCTTTTACTTTCTCTCTTGTACAATTAGGTGGTGGATGTGGCGCTGTTGGTGTTCATTCTACAGTGGATATTAATGGTGTTGCGTATTGGATGTCACAAAATGCTTTCTTCCTATACGATGGTACAATTCGTAAATTACCTTGTTCTGTACAAGACTTTGTTTTTGAAGATTTTAGCGCGGCTCACCAACCAGAAACATATGCGGGTGTTAATTCAGAGTTTAACGAAATTACTTGGTTCTATGCATCAAATGGATCAAACTATATTGATCGTTCTGTTACATATAATTACTTAGAAAAAACATGGTACACCAATACATTAGCAAGAACAACATGGACAGATTATGGTGTCTATCAAGAACCCTATGCAACATTATATAGTCCTACAACTACAGCAACAACACCTACCGTATTAGGTGTAACAGATGGTGCCACAACGTATTATCAACAAGAAACAGGAACGGATGATAACTTAACAGCAATGACAGCTTTTATACAATCAGGTGATTTTGATATTCAAGATGGCCAACAATTATTACATGTTAGTCGCGGTATACCTGATTTTAAAAACCAAGTAGGAAATGCAACGATTACCATGAATTTTAAAACATACCCTAATGATACATCATCAACTACTGTCACCAGAACTGTCAGTTCTAGCACGACAAAATTTGATACACGTGGTAGAGGTAGACAAACAAATTTAAAAATTGAAAGCACGGATCTTAATGCAGATTGGCGATACGGTACACTGCGTTTAGATGTGCAACCAGATGGAGGTAGATAATGGCTAAAATAGCAACAACAAGATTACCAGATGCAACACCTGAGTATCAAGCAGATCAATTTAACGCTCTTATTCGTATACTAGAGCAGATTACACAGCAGTTAAACTTTGGTTTTCAACAAGATATAAAAGATGACTCAACAGCAAGGACGTGGTTCCTTGGTTGATATATTTAAAAGCGTTAGTTTACAGCCGCCGACAACGGCTAATACAACGGTATATACGGTACCAACAGGTGATTCAGGAGCCGTGCCTCCCGTCCCACCGACCACGACTATTATTAAAAGTATTATTATTTCAAATATTAGTGGTGGTACTGTTAATACAAAAGTAAGGATGTTGGACTCTAGTAATTCTAATTTAGAAGTGTTATTACATGATGATAATTTAAGTCATCCAGAGGTAAAAGAAATACTAACACATCCAATTGTATTAGAACAAGCGGATCAAATAAAGATTGAAGCAGCTACAGGTAATGCTGTTGAAATTTTATTAAGTATAATGGAGATAACGTAATGTCAGAAATAGGTAAAAAAGTACAAGACGCTGAAGTTATTGGTCACGAAGTAGTAGACGGAAATAAAGTCCCTGTTTTAAAACCAGAGGTTTGGGAAAAAGTATATTGCAATAGTTGTAATAATGAAGTGGACTCAGAAGAGTTAGCAACAGGTGATTGTAGCGACTGTGGTAATCCTTGGGCTTCAACGAAGACCAAAGATGTTACCATTCGCGTTGTTAAGATGCCAGACGTTTTTGGATCTGGAGGAGAACTTTAGTTTTTCCTACACTCGCAGTTTTCATCACAGTGACTTGAGTTGTCTTTCTGATGTTTTTCTAATTCTCTTTCCATAAACATTAAACGTTCATGATAGCGCCCCACCTTGTCAGCGAGGACAGCTATAGCTTTTAATACTTCTTGATTTTCCATAATGTCTCCTGTGATTTGTATTTTGGTGAGAATCTAATTTAAACATATTTTTCTCCCAATCAATAATCTTTTTAATAATTGTTTTCTTGACAAGCTATTCTTGTTCTGCGTAGTCAACGGATAAGTATTCTATTTTTATTACCCACCCTTTCGGTATAGCGATAGCGCCACCACCTGATATATCGTCTTTGTCTTTACTATAAGATCGCATAATAATTACTTTCTCTTTATTATTGTGAATTAACCAACCAACTTCTTGACATGTTGCTAAAGGAGCGTTCATAACGTCTTTTATATCGAGCCATCCTGTCTCTGTATCACGGGCATCGAGCCACGTCACACGGACCATTGGTACTTTCTTAATGTCAAAGGTCATATTTCTGATTGCACATTACACGAAATTTGCCTATAATCATATAAATAATTAGGCTCACTTCTCAAGGCCAGCCTCCTTGCCATATTGTTAACAATATCATGAATTGCTTAGGAGTACATGTTTAAAAATTTTTTTAGAAAAGTAAGGGCAACCTTAAAAAATAGTGGAGAAGGAATAGCCGCAGCAGCAGGTTTTGCTTTACCATTTTTGGGAAATGCGAATCCGTTGGCTGCACTAGCAGTTAAGTTTTTGCCAAATATATTAAGTGCTCAGTATCAAGATAATCCACTTATGTCTTTATTAAAAAACCAAGGTATTACAACTGCGGCAACTGAAGGTACAAACTTTCTTAGACCAGATGTAGATCCAAGTTCTATTATTAATGAAGGAACAAGAACAAGTAGTTTTGATCAAAATAATCAACTTGCTAACGTATTAGATGAATCTAGTCTTGATTACGGTAAACAGATGAAAGACTTTGCAAAAATAAGTCAAATGACTAGAGATAAAACTGGTGGTGGAATAACTGATTTTTTTACAGGTTTATATGATGATGACGGATTAACAGGTAAAGGTAAGTTACTTGGTTCATTAGCATCTACCCTCGGACCAGGGCTTGCTACTTATTTAGCATTGGTTGGTGAAGACCCGCCAGAAACAATGGATCCAAAAGAATATAGAAGTGCTGTAGATGATTATTATTCAGCAAAAGCTAGAGGAGAAAATCCTAATCCCGCTGATTATGGTTTAGCGCCTACACCAGCAGATAGAATGGTAGGAGATTTAAGATACGATGTAGAAAATAAAGCAATGGGTGGTATCGCAGGTATAAATGCTGACAGTACACCTTTAGAATTAGACCCAAGAGAAAATTTAATGTCAGCTCTTAACATAAGAGATAAAGCAATAGCATCAAGAGGTAGTGTTGGCTTATCCGCTATGCCGATGACTGATATGTCTCAAGATGTAAAACAAGCAAATATGGGTGGAATAATAGGATTAGCAATGGGTGGATTAGATAAAAGAGGAATGGTATACGGACCAGGTGGACCAAAAGAAGATAAAATACCTGCTATGTTAAGTAATGGTGAATTTGTAATGACAGCAAAAGCTGTTGACAACGCAGGCGG